CATACGGCCAAGCATAACCCTCAACAATCATCTGGTCGTTGAGTGATGTTGCTTCGTTATTGATAAACAAGTGCCCAATGATACGACCATACTTCTCTGTGCTGTCTGGAAGTTCCGTCTTGATGAGGATGTTCTTAGCGCCCTCTACACGATGCTTCAACCATTCTTTTGATTGGAGTCAGTATTTCTTTTCGTTTGCGTCTGAAGTCCTCGATTCAGGCGAATCAATACCCGCAAGACGAATTCTTTTTTCTAAACTAATATCAAACCCTAAATCTATTGACGCATCTATTGTATCACCATCAACAATTTTGTGTATTTCTTTAATCCTATAAATGTATGGGTCTTTATTATCCATTAGAAAGGCAACTTAAACTCTTTGGTATTTAGTTTGGGAATAGGAAGTTTTTCAAAGGCTTTGTTGACCTGTTTCTCTACAACAGCACCAACAAACTCTTCTGGGTTGTCCAGAATCTTTTGTGCCTTTTGATAAGTTACATAAGCACCATAACACAGTGCTCCACTAACTGCCAGACTTGTTGCTGACAGAATGATTGCGAGGTTCTTCATCTTTCATTTCCTCATGAGCTAACTTAAGTATGTAGTAAATGATATAGGCAGTCATCGTAAGACCACAACATAATATTACAAGAACGCCCCATGGAAACTCATTCATTCCATCCACCTTCTTGTCTATGTATCCAAACCTTCAAATCTTTTACATATTTTCTTAAGATTTCTGTTTGCGCTAAGTGCCAATCATCACCTGTCTTTATATACTGTCGTGTATGTTCATCAACAGCATCAAGACACTTTTTAATTATAGGATTCCAGGGCTCCCGTATTGGAGTGTTCCATTCTCTAGGCACAGGATTGCAAGCGAGTGTACTTCATTCTATCTAAAATTTTCAACTAACAACCGCCAGGTGTGTTGTAGATTACGTTCTAGGATTAACGAATCCTTCCCCCTCATCAACTTTAGTTTCCAGAGCTTCCACTCTTGCTTCTAAAGTTTCTGGTGCTTCGAACACTGGTGGTTCGGGTGGAGTTTCTACAAACTCTTCTCTACGGGGTTCTTCTTTTTTAGGTTCTTCATCATCACCTTTCTTCATGGTGTTGATACCGAACGTAGCAGCAGATGCTGTGAACACAGTAGCAATAAAGGTGGGATCCATTTTGGATAACATACCTGAATAGCTAGCGGTAAGAAGAGCAGCAGACCAACTCAAGATACATATACGAATTAATTGTCCCATAGCATTTTCCTTTTTCTTGTCCATTGTTTTTTACTGTAAGGTTAACTTTTTTTCCAAGCTTCACCTTCTGCTTTTCTTCTACGAGCAAGTCCTGCTTCTACATTTGAACCAGGATTTCTGTAGAGATATAAAGCATCTGGAACCATGTCCCATTCTTTATTCTTTAGGCGTTTAGTAATAGTATTAAAGTTATCACCACCGTAGAAGCCAGCACCAAGATTATAAGCGAAGCTGAGCAAAGCGCCTCTTTTTCCATCTGACATTTCATTCCAATGTGGGACTTTACGAAGTGCTGGAAGAAATTGATTCTTGCACTGACTAATCAGTAACTCATCTGCTTCCTGCTGAGTGATGCTCTCACCGAGTTTGAATGGTGATCCATCCTTCTTACGAGTTGAACCCCAACCAATCGTGATTGGAAGTCCACCAGAAAGAGGATCTGGATAAGCGTTTAAGTGGCATCCCTCAAACTCTTTAATTAATTTGATTCCCATCATGGGAACATCATCACCACTAGTTGCTGGTGCTGGAGCTGCAGTCGCAGTTGCTGCAGCGTTTGACTTTTTTCCCCTGTAGATTTCTGCCCAGTCTACATTGTCCTCAAGGAACTTAACGGGGAGATTATCTTCTAACCACTGAACTGCTTTGACGTGGTTAGGATTTTTTTCATCGTAAAACTTAAAAAAGTTATGCAGGTCGATACGTGCCATTGATTGTTCTCCTATCAGTCGAAAATTCTACCCCAGCCATCGTTGCCACCTGGACACCAACGATGCTTGAGAACTGCTTTTGTATAAATGGTTTTCTTACCATTTGTCACCGGACCAGTATAGTTATCATTCAGAGAACCATAAGGATCATTAACGTAGTAACCTTTACCATCTGGTGTCTTGCCAATTACAACACACATGTGCCCACCAGTAGGTGCAGAAAGAGAACCCCTGTGAAGGATACCAATAACAACAGGTTTCCCAGCATCAAGACTTTTATCAATATCAGCAAAAGAAAGATTGTAACTAAAGTGTGACTTAACTCCATAACCTGCCAGAACTTTTGTCTGTACAGAGTGATCAGTCGTGTCACCAATCGCAAATACTTTCTTAACATATTCATCATCACCCTTAATCGATCCTGGCTTGAGGAAAGCAAGGCACATCGCACACGATGAACTATTGCAAGTTCTATGTGCATCTCTGTAGTTATCTACTTGATTGAAGTATGGAACTGCAAGAACTTCTGGAGTTGGTGGTTTAGTTCTAAAAATACCAATCCATTCGGTTTCTGAGTCGTCCATAAACTCAGCAGGAAGATTATCTTCCAACCACTGAACCGCAGCTACATGGTTTGCATTACCATCATCATAAAACTTGAAAAAGTTATGAAGATCTAATGTCATTGGATATTACTCTAAACACTGGAGTATTTATAAAAAAACGCCCTCTTGGACGCTTCGTTTATTTTTTTAATCAAAACACGCCAGGAATAATTTGACCAGTCAGGAAATAAGATACAACCGCTGCAACGAATCCAAGCATTGCAAGGCGGGAGTTGAGGACTTCTGCCTCAGGGGTAAATCCGAATTTCATTTTGTTTCTCCTTGATAGGTGTGTTGTTGTTTGAGTTCGGGGTTTGGTGTGGATGATACCACTTGTTTGATTGGTTTGATGACAATAAACTTGTCATTCTTTAGGGTGCCAGCAAGCTTGACCTCAAGTTTAGTGTTATGATCCCAGGCACCTGACTCAATTAATTCAGTAAGAACATGAGCAAATTGCCCAAGCATATCACTAGTATTAGTGGAAGTAGGTATGTCTGACATCACCTTTTCTTCTGGTTCAAGATTACCGATCATCAGAAGATTCCGAAGAAGAACTTGTCAGTGAGAGCATAAGAAATGAACCCAGCAATAATGCCGACCATAGCCCAGCGCCCATTGATTTTCTCCTTTACTTGATTGGGGGAATCCATCCCATAGTTTTCGTAATACATGGTGGGTTCTTTGGCAAACATATTTTGCTGCCCACGCTCATTCGTTGTTACAGTCATTGTAGTTTTGTGAAGAACTGTTACATAATTATATAGGAAAAAGAAAGGGGTGTCAAGAGTTTTGTTGTGTTGAATTCTCGACAACTCTTCCTAAGTATGGATCGTAATCCATCAGTTCCTCAATCTTCAGTTCAGCCCCACGCTGACTCCAGAAATTAAGAAGACCATCATGATTTCCTTTATGAAAAATATCAATATGCTCAGGATGAATCGAAGATCCAAGTTCAATCTTATAAAGAAGAAGAGGGATACTATAAGTGTTGCCCGAATTATAGATCAAATCATCTGCCACAGGACGAGGTTTGCATCCATTATCAAGTTTATATTTCTCTCCTCGCACATGATGCTTCATCAGTTTCTCAGCATGATGGCGAGTAATCATATAACAAGCAGTGGAAAAATCATTCACAAACCGCTTGTGTAATTTGACGTGAAGATCGCCAGTGCAGATAATAGCAATCTGCACAACATCCCAGTCATAAGGAATACGACCGTAGAAATCGTTCCAAGTAAAATTCCAGAACCTTACAAGATCTAAATTACAATCGTCTTCCATCATGATTGCATAAGGACTATCAGATGTGTCGAGCCAATGCTTAATCGCTTTAAGATGTGATGTTGTGCATCCAATCTCGCCAGAAGTCATCATCTCTGGATACCTTCCAGAAATAATATCACTCAGATCATCTTCTCTACCATCGTATGCGGAGATACGAGTATAGTATTGAATCTCCCAATACTTAAATTGATCCTCCATGTATTGCCATCTATCTGGTTGTCCGTCAAGATTGATGCAATAGATTGGGCCAATGTTGTTTAATTTGTATGTCGATTTATTTCTATCCATTATACTTGATATACGGCTCCGTGTTGATAAGTAAATCCTGTGACTGGTTGAATGTTTTCTTGAGGCATGAACAGAT